TTTGGGAACAGATAGCATCGTGGTACCCTCATTCTGAAATTGACGGATGCTGCATAGAAATAGCCCGTATGGAAAAATCCGTACACGCTTTCTTCTACCAAAAAATGTCTGACGTCCTTAATATCGACCCTGAAGATATAGCTCGCAACCAAGCCGAAATAGCCGTACTTAAGTCCAAACTTGAATTCCTAACGGAAATCACATCGAACCTATCAGCTAACAAGCCCCTAGCACTGGCAACCGTAGCTATGATAGAGCAAGTACTCTTATTTAGTAACTTCGCTATGCTAAAATCTTTCCAAGCCAACGGTAACAACCTAATAAAGTATACTACTATCGGTGTAGACTTTGTAGTCCAAGATGAGCAACTCCACGGAGACTACGCGGCCTACTTATTCGACACTGTCAAATCAGAGTCTGCTTCTGCCGGAATACCTTTTGGTCAAGAACTAGCAACATCTATCGACCTACTGATCCAAGAAATCGTAGCCCACGAAGATGCCGTAATAGATTACACTTTCAGTGGCAACAACCCGATCAACGACATTACTGGACCACAGCTTAAATCCTTCATCCGATCAAGAGCAAATGCCACATTGGAGTTACTAGGTTATCCACCTAAATATGAAGTAACCGATACCGCCATAGCTACTTGGTTCTATAAAGGGAGCAAGTCTATCAAAGTGCACGATTTCTTCGCCGGAGGTACTAACCAGTATCGACGTGGCTGGTCTTTCGAAGCTTTCTCACGAATCCCGCACCTAGGGGGTAAAGATGACGCTTGACCAATTTAGGGGCCTAGTTAGGGATAAGTACGAAGGTATCTACCCTGACGAGATGTCCGAGGATCTTAACGGCCATAGTGTGTATATATCCGTTGAGGACTTGTACTACTTTGCTGGCCCTATAACTACTGCCTTAAAGGAGGTATCTGATGAGCAATAAATATGAACAATATTCGTACCGACGTAAACAGCTCCAAACAGATGGCTTAGCCCCTGATTGGCTTGCTACAGCCGGTTTCCAACTACTTACAGACAAGCATTACCTAGATACTGCCGAAACCCCTAAAGATATGTACACCCGTATAGCTAAGAGGGCAGCCGAACTTACCGAGCTTCCTATCCCAGCCCACTACGGTTACAACTCTTGGTTCGACGCATTCTTCGACATAATGCATAAAGGCTGGCTATCTCCATCTACCCCCGTGTTAACTAACATGGGTAACGACAGAGGCCATCCTATAGCTTGTTCTGGAACTTATATCGGCGACTCTATCCCATCATTCTACGATGCCCGAAAAGAGATCGCCCAATTAACCCAACGTGGCTACGGCACTTCTTGGTGCCTAGATCCGATCCGTCATAGGGGTGCCCCAATATCTAAAGGTGGCACAGCTAACGGAATCATGCAGCCTGCATCCGGAGTAGTTCAAGATATGTCTGACGTATCTCAAGGTAACTCACGTCGTGGAAGTGTTGGCCAGTACCTCAACGTACTACATCCTGACTTCGACGAACTTTGTGACCAATTAATTGCCGACCATGAAGGTTGGAATATCGGCTGGACTATGACTAACGAGTATAAGAACCTCTTTAGAACTGACGAAGCCAGAGCTGACTACATCTGGAAGAAGCTTTTACGAACTAAAATGACTATCGGAAAAGGTTACCTTTACTTCCTTGACAAAGTTAACGAGGCTCGTCCTCAAATGTATGTCGATAGAGGTTTCTACGTTCGCCACTCCAACCTATGTGCTGAAATAGCCCTAATGTCCGACGAGAAGCACTCCTTCACATGTGTACTATCATCAATGAACATCTTCAAATTCGACGAATGGGAAGATACTTTCGCCATCCAAATAGCAACTGTCTTCCTTGACGCCGTAATTTCTGACATGCTTATAAAAGCCAAAGATGAAGATGGCTTTGACCGAATCATCGCCTTCACTGAAAAATCTAGAGCAATCGGCCTAGGACAACTAGGTCAGTCCTCTTATTTCCAACTTAAAGGTTGGGTATTTGGTGACTTCGACTCAATCCAGTTCAACCAACGACTAACTAAGCTCCTAGATAAAGAGACTCTCGTAGCCTCTAAATTACTAGCTACCAAAGTAGGTGAACCTGAATGGATGGTCGGCTACGGTGAAAGGTTCTCTCACAGATTAGCATTCCCCCCAACTAAATCTACTGCCATTATCATGGGCGGTATATCAGAGGGTATGTAGCAATGCCCTTATTCATTTAATGCTTAATCCAGCATGTCTATGCACACACAAAACCATAGTGCATAGGCATCGGGGAAGGCTAAGCTATATTTAAGTAGAACCACGGTACACTAACGTATCCGGTTTTTGCAAATATAGTATGCTAATCCCGAGCCAAGCTAGGAGACATTAAATGTATGTTTACACAATTACAAATAATATTAATAACAAAATCTATGTAGGAATTACAAAAGATTATGAAACAAGATGGAGACTTCACAGACAAACCTGTGAAAATGCCAATCATCCAGAATACGACAAAGTTCTTTATAAAGCCTTTCGTAAATACGGCGTGGATAACTTTACCTTTAAAGTGGTTCTTGAGAACCTTACTATAGAGCAAGCTAAAGAGTCCGAAGTACTTCTTATAGAGGAACTAGATTCCTTATCCGATAACCAAGGCTACAATGTAACTAAAGGTGGGGATTACGCTTCTGGCCAGTTAAAAGGCCAAGATAACCCTCATGCTAAACTTACAAACGCTCAAGTAACCGATATAGTCACTAGACGTGATTCTGGCAAAGAACTCCAGAAAGATATTTTCAATGACTATAAAGAGTTAATTGAATTTCCTGGGTTCTCCGATATATGGATAGGGCGTGCTTGGAAACATTTACAGCCTGCATCTATCGCTAAAAGATCCCATGGTAGAGCTTTTCTTACTAATGATCAAGTACGTACAATTCGTACTCTAAAAGGTACTAAAAGCTACAAAGCTTTAGGAGAAGAGTATGGAGTACCTGCTTCTACTATATCTAATATTATTAATAACAAAACATACAAAAATGTCACCTAGAAGGTGTAGAGACTATCCCCTTTGTAGGGGAGTACAACTACTATTGATACGTAGTTGGAAACAGTGAACACATCTACTTGATGTGAAGAGTTAGTCCGTGCCTCTATGAAAATAGAGGAGGAGCACGATTGCTCCTGTCTACGCCAACGTCTACGAACAAGATACGGCCGGTGGTACAGTTTATCGTATCAACCCCGTTCTTCTTCCTATCATGAAGGCCCGAGGTAAGTATAACGAAATAGTTATGTCTCGCATCGCTGAAGCCCAAGGTTCGGTCCAAGGTGAAGATTGGTTATCTGCTCACGAAAAGCAAGTCTTTAAGACTGCCTACGAAGTGAACCAGGAAACCATCTTACTAATGGCATCGCATCGACAACGTATTATGAACGAAGGGGGAGGTGGCCAAGGTCAGTCTCTAAACCTCTACTTCCCAATGGAAGCAACAGAGGAAGAGATATCTAGGCTTCACAACCTAGCTTTCGAAGATCCTTACATCCAGTCTCTTTACTACGTTCATAGCCTCAACGAAGCTTCAACCTACGTAGTTGATCGCTCAGTCTGCTCAGCGTGTGAAGGATAAGTAATGAATGTCAAAATACCTAACATATTTTTACCCCTATTGACCCTTATGTTTATCTACCTCAAGCTAACAGGAGTAATCCTGTGGTCTTGGTGGTGGGTATTAGCCCCAATCTGGGTACCTGCAGCTATAGCCCTAGTAGTAATCGGTATTATCGGTATAATAGTAGTGGGGGATTAGCCTATGAACCACATCGACGCCCAAACAGCCGATACCTCCGCTAACAACGGGGGTGCAACCGACTACTACCGCATTGATCCATCATGGTCTATGGCCCAAGATATCATCGAAGCCCGCAGCATGAACTACTCCCAAGGGAATATTTTCAAAGCTGCCTTCACTTTCAACACTGGTCGACATGCCGCCTCAACTTACGAGCGAGAGCTCAACAAAATCATCTATTTCGCCCAACGTGAACTAGATCTCCTAAAGGACCAATAATGAGTGAGTTTGTAATAGAACTACCAAAAAAGAAAACGCAGATATGGGATAGCTATGTACCTATCTTAAAAAGTAAAGATAACAAAAAAATTACTATCTACTTAACTGACTACTTCGGAGAAGCGAGTGAGTATAACGAAGCTTGCCACGTACTTCAAACAGCACCTAAAGGTACAACTATCACTCTGATCATTTGCAATGGCGGTGGCAACACTGCAGCTGCCTACTACCTTATAGATGCTATGAACCAAAGTGAAGCTACAATAGTAGGTCACTGTTCTGGTTTTGTAGCCTCTGCTGCAACAGTAGTAGCTATGAACTGTAGCAACTTAACAATCGCTGATAACACTAACTTTATGTGTCACAACTACTCGCATAACGCTGGCGGTTCAGGTGCCCAAGTTAAAGAATATGTAGATTACATCGATAGAGAGTTCCGACGTGCAACTACAGAAGAATATGCTGGCTTCCTTACAGACGCTGAAATAGCCTTAATAGTTGACC